AGTCTGTGCGGTCTGAGCGGCGGTAACATTTGCAGCGTTGGATGTAATAACACCATCAACGTAGTTCTTCGTCGCCGCGCCTTGTGCTGTTGTGGGGTCAGCGACATTAACAATTTTATTGTTTGTTGCGTCCCAGTTGTTGTTGGAGTCCTTGTTGATGACGTATGTAGAAACGTCATTAGCTTCTTGGGCAAGGTAGAACGCTTGTAGGCTATCGGTGTCTAAGATTTCCTCAGACAAAATTGATCCAGCTTGATAGTCTACGAGCCGGGTAGCTGGCGATGTTTGTCTTACAATAAGGATGTCGTCGCCAGACGATGGCATCGAATCCATTTTAATGCGAGAACTTGAAATAAATGTAAATGCTGTTGTCGGGGAACCATTAAGCTCCACGATGACATGCGTCTGGCTGATATATGGAAAGGTTACGTCGAACTCGTCAGTCGAACCGTCCAGATCAGTATGGACGATCCGAGCAAACGCCATGCTAATCTCCTGCTATTTTTTCAGAAACTTGTTTAAGGATTTGGAAAGGCGCGAGTTTAAGCGCCGTTTTTCTAACGCCTTCCATGTCTCCATAGACTGCGTCAGTAACTAGACTGCTGCCGTTGTAAATGAGGTTGCCGGACGGGCCAGCAAGCAGCGACAACACGTTAGCTGATTGTGAGTATCGAGAAGGTCTTTCCCCTGCACCAACGTAATAAGAAGCCGTTCGGTAGAGAGCCGCCGAAGGCACGGTGAGGTACATAAGATACCCTGATCGATCTAAAATATCGTATGCCCACGCGCCGGGACTTCTGTCTTTTATTGTTCCGTCTCGCAGTAAGTCTTTACCGACAACGACACCGCTACCGAGACCAGCAGCGAATGCCATCGATAGAACAGCTTCCATGTCACCGTATGTCATTCCGCGTTGTAACGCGGGAGCTACATAACGGTTCACAGAAACAAAGCCGTAAGTTTGGAACTGAAGAATTGTTTTACCCATCGCTGTAGACATCAGCAGCGGGGTATCACCAATACCGGGCGTCATTACCGCTCGATTGGCAGTCCTACGAAGCGCGGTCAGGACATCTTGATACGCAAGATTTCCAGCGTCACCTTCGTCTAACCAGCGATGCATATCGAGTTCAAAGAGACCGTCGATATTTTGTGGTTCATGTTTTGCCATCATGCGGGCAATACGACCGGCCTGTTCCGAGCCAATCCCGATAGACGCTAGTTTACTTATTTCCAACTGCGCCTTTCTGGAACCGGCAGAAGCCTGTTGAAGTAGGTCCGGATATTGTCTCACAAGTCCGACAAGGTTGTGTTGCATCTCCAACATAGCCAGAGCTTTAAGCCGCGTATTCCACCATGTCATCCCAGAGATGATACTCGCTGTGTTTGAGAGACCTTGGACAACGCGAGTGATTGTAGATGTCGTGTTGTGTTTTGGTGTCCCAAGCGCACCAATACCGGCCATGTCTTTTAGATCACCGACATCATTTATCTTCAGTGTTCGGCTGTTATGTAGCACACGCTCAAGAGCGACACTGAGGCGTCGGATTTCGTCGTTCTTCATTCCCTTCATTGTTCTGTTTAAAGCAGACATGTGTTTAACACTGAGGGTATGAAAACCAGTTGTAAGGGCTACAGACGCTAAGTCAGTTAAGGATGACAAGAGGAAGCCTGAGCCGTACATGACGTAGTTCCAAGCCCGCAACGTCCCTGTACCCCAGTGTAGAAACCCATCAGGGTCTTGCGGCAGACCGTAGCGACCTAACGCTCTGTTCCACACACCTTCGGCACGGCTGAGAGCCCCGCGCTTTTCTCTTTCAAGCTGACGAATGTAGCGAGGTGTTAGGTTACGCTGGCGAGCATTTGACAATAAGCTGTCATACTCGTCCTCGATGCGTTGAAGTGTCTCGTCTGGAGCTTCTGATCCAAACTTTTTACGCAATGCTATACGACTAGCTACATCATCGAAGCCGCTGTACATGACGCCGTAGAGGTCATCGCGTAGCAGTCCAAGTTCGATAGCTTCTCTACGCTCCTCGTTTGTCAGTTTGATCTTACGGCTTTTAGCTCGACCGCTTTCAAAAACCTCTGTGTCCAGAATGCCACGCGGCATCTGCGTCTGTTTGCTTAGACGTTTTACAAGCTGCTCAACGTACAGATGGACAGGCAGCTTTGCCTCTGCTCGTCTTGCAGACTTCTTTGTAGACTTTAACTTCTTTTTTGCTTTGTTGGATACCTTGTCGGCTTCTTTTTTTATCTGCCGTAGGGCAACGCGAGCTTGCCGTCGTGCAACCACAGCTTGCCTAGCGGCCTGTACCATTGCGTCCAGCTTTTCTGTCTTCGGGTCGAGGCGGGCGAGGCGTCTATCGAGCTTGTTAATCTCACGGTTAATGTTGTTCTGACGCTCTTTCAGTTTACTGAGAGCGCGGCTGTACACAGGCTTCTGTCGGGCATCGAGGACAGCAGCATTAAGTGCGTCCGCACCTATGCTATCAATTTCCGCATCAGCCTCAGTGAGCATCTTTCGCGCTTCATCGATATCAGGATATGGTGCTTGTTCTTTCTCCAGTGACTTAAGTAAGTCTTCAGTCTCCTCGACTTGGCTTGTACGCTCGCTTCTGTATTTACGTTGCCATTTACCAGTGTCGTGGTACTGGTTCATCCGCACACGTTGCTCTTCCTCAAGACGCCTAAGCTCAGTGTCTATTGCTCGCTTTTCGAGCGCTAGTTTTTCACGGTTAGCTTGGGTTCTTTCCCGTTCTGCAACACGTTTTTTAAGTATCGCTCTAGCTTCAGCGACAGTGGATTTGCGGTAGTCTGTATCAGAGGTCCGTAGGTCTCGACCGGCTAACACGGCTTCTCGCCTCGCTGTTTGATAAACGGCTTCAGCCTGTTCGACAGCTAACTCCGCTTCCATGATCGAGCGGTCATACGTGTTGCCAGACCAATCTTCTAAAATTTCAACGCGACGGTCTAGGCCACTTTCTGGCGTGTAAGTCACAGCCTCGTCGCCGCTGCCTTTTATGGTGACTGCTTCCTTACCGAGCTTGTCAAACTCGTCCAGCGTCATCCCAAAATTAGTATCAAGCCACTCGGCGTCCGGATCATTAATCAGCTTTTTGATAAGGAAAGCAGTTGCGGCTTTAGGGTTTGCTGCGAAGCCTTTAGGATTCCAAAGTTGAGCCACACCATACTCTCTACCCATCCGTTGGCTTTCTTTGATCATACCGCTGTCAACCATCAGGTCTTCCATGACTTGGTTGGCGTTATGGATGAGTTCGGCTTGCTCTTTAGCCTTAGACAAAATCAATTCTGCACCTTCGTCACCGAAGCGAGACTTTAGATTGTCTAGCGTAAGATCATCGATGTCGTCATGCAGCGCACGATATGTAATGTCTTGCCATTCAAAATCTTCAAAGTGTGTGCCGGTAGGTTGCTCTACATCTCTACCAAATGTCTGCTTAAAAAAACGACCTACGCCTCTCGCAGTATCGCCAAGGTCTTGAGCGACACGCGATTGGATACCGCCGGTTATTTTTTCCAGTTCCATTCGGAGCGCGTAATAGTTGTCGACGGAAGAGACAAACGTGTCTTCAAACAGACTCATTATGGTGGCTTTTTCGTCTTCGAAAGATCGTGCGGTTTGGCCTGTAGCCATTTGATCCGTAAGCAGACCCGCTGTATCCATCATCTTGACGGCAAAATCACGCGCTGATATTGCTTTCGCCGCCATTAGATAACCGACAGGGGTAACCTTCGCTAATGTCGTGGCACCGGCTGATTTAACGAGTTGTCCAGCTTCGACAGCTTTAGCACCTACGCTGCTGTCGGCAGCAAATTTGACTGAAGCTCTACCAGCTTTGACCGCTGGCTCGACAATCGGATTATCCTTTAACCGACTGCCAACCGTTCCAATTGCAACTCTTAACTTGTTGTCTGGCTTAAAAACGTAGTTAGCGGATTTCGGGTGCAGCAGATGGCCCGGCTGTCTTGCGCCAACAAACAGCCCAATGCCACCACCTAATGTTGCGCCAGCGGCTATGTTAAACAGGCTTTCTTGCTGGGTTCGTAGGTCTTGTTGCATGTGCAATATTGCTTCTTGTGAGGCTGTAAACGTACCACCCGCTAAGGCATATTTTGCGCCTTTGGCTAACGTCTTGCCTTTGGAGAGCCAGCCGCCGACAGGAACAAGGGTTGCTACATCGAGTAGTGACAAACCCATTCCAGCAATCAGACCTAGTACGCTGTCGGATTCCGCCAGTCTCTTTCTATTTTCAGCTTCTTCTCTAAGACGACCTAGACGATCTTGAAACTGATCTTCGCTAACAACATCGTGAAATAATCCAGTGCGAACCCACGGCATTGCGTCTTCCATCGTGTCCGCGTTTTCAAAATGATACCGATACGGGTTAAAGGTCTTGTCATACGTGTAGTTCCCTTGCACCCGGTCTGGAGAGAAGCCGTACGTGAGAGCGCTGCCAATCACCGTTTCCTGCTGATACATCAGTCCAGCAGTTTCAAAGAAACCAGCAGGGTCTGGAGTGGTCGCTGTGTACAGAGGCGCGTTCTGAACACGGTACATCTCTGCCGCTGCGACGTTGTCAGCGGTGCCAGCGAAGTCACGCTCTAAGACAATTGTCATTTAGCAGCGACCGGGCCTAAATTAATCCGCCAGCGTATTGCACCACGCTCCCCGCCTTCCGTTGTAAGGCGTCCTTCTTTGCCTAGAAAGTTTCTTGCGGCACCATACGCACCTTTTGACCTGCTCCCATATATGAACTTTTCAGCATCATATTGGTCGGTAAGGATAACATCGCCATTTTCTGCTCTGTGTAATGACGCTTGTCCAATCGTTAGAGCCGTATCGACCTTACTGTCGAGCATCGTCATCAGACCTAGTTTAGCTATGCCACCAAGTGTTTTTGGGTAAGCACTATCGCTCTTTGAAACACCCTCGCCCCCAATAATTCCAGATATGGGATTACCAAGAATGTCATTACCATAGTCACTCCATGTCAGACTTTTTTTACCTTTAGCTAGAGCGGTGGTGACCACCTGTCGCAACGCTTGTACGTTGTCACGCTTAAGGTTTCTTTCAGTCATCAAAAGTTTATCAACGGGAATGTTCATCTTGTTTTTAACAATCCAATCAGAGATAAGCATTTCAGATGAATCAGTCGGTGTAGCCGCGCTGACAATGTTTTGCACTAATGCTGCACCAAGAATTTCAGATTTATCCTGTATATAATTAATGATGTTCTGAGGCTCAGACAGAAAATCCCACGTTTCGCTTAACCAGTTATTTCCCTCTTCTATATTTTTAGGGCTGTCGGGGAGAGGCATTTTAGCATCAACCGTTCCGGCAGCAGCCGAAGAAACTGGGTTTACAGTGTCAATTAGATTATCAACCCACGTTCCTTTTGTGACATCTCGTCCCTGCGTTATAAGATTCTGGTTCGACTTTAGTTCTTCCGCCTGTGCGGAAGATACTCCAAATATCGATGCAATAGACCAGCCGCTGTCACTAGCATCGTCGGGGTCCATGCCTGTGAACATCTCAGCTTCAAGATTGCGACGGTTCTGGATGCCTTTAGATTTGCGTAAATTGCTCTTGTATTTGATTTCATCGAATGCAGCTTTTTTGTCGCCAGCTTTAATATGTCTGGTCAGGTTAGGCCCAATTAGACTAGGAGAGTTGTAGGCAAGGGAGACTAACGCAAGACGCTCGTACCCTTTGAGATCGACATCGCTGAACTGAGAACTAATCAGCTTTTCGGCTGATCCAGCAGCAGCCTCAAAAAGGATGCGTCCGTCACTGTTTGATAGAACAGACTTACCGTCTCTTAGGTTGTCGTAGTCTTCGTCGGTTTTCCCCAAAGCATTTTTGTATAACTGTCGGTTTGACGGCTCATCTAAATTGAAACCATAGCCAACAGTGCGAAAGCCTCGCGTATCTTTGTAGACTTTTTCTCTCCAGCCTTCATGATCACTGATGAACTCGAAACGTCTTTGCAGATAATTCCGTCGATCAGTATCAGCCGGATCATCAAATAATGCGGGATTAGCCTTCATAATCGTCCTCGACATGCTATCAAACCAGCTACGGTTCTCTTCGGGTTCAAGGTTAAAATTGGTGACACCAGACGTTGGGCTGATAAGTCCAGCCGAGCGGAGTTGGTCGCGGATGCTATTGTGGACGGCAGTGTCATACTCTTCTGCTGTCCTCGCAGACATCACGGCAGACATGTCTAAGGGAAAACTCTCGTTTGCTTGCGCTAAGGACATCGTCATCAGTAACCGGCTCCTAGAATTTTAAGGTAACCGGGTGTATTGGGGTTCATTAATTTTAACTGGTATTCACTGTATTTCCTACGAGCTACCATTGGGCCTTCTTCCTTCAACAGTTTCTGGTACTCCTCAGAATTTATGTAATCTTCGTCAATGTTCTTATAGTACGGAACGACCGCGAGATTATAAGCAACGACATCACCATTTAAGTTTCGGATTGGCACCAAGCCGATTGATGGATGGAGGAACGATTTAACAAGTTCCGCGTCTGCTGCCGGGTCACCGGTCAGCTTCACATCCTGATTTTCAAAACCTTCAGCTATAAAGCTAGGTAGAAAATCTCGAATGCCGCTAAAGCGTTCACCTTGCTCGTCATAAATGCGTTCGGTTTTATATGTCGTCCCAACGCCGAGACGCAGAGGCTCTTTGGTGCTGTCTTCAAAGATCAACAAACCGTTGTGTTTAGCTACACCGGGGTCGGGACGGACGTATAAATTACTGGAATCTAGTTCAACGCCTGATGCGCTTGTTAACCCAAGAAGACCGTTCTCGATGTCCTCAACAGCCTCTTGCACATTATCGACCGTGCTTTCCGGCGTACCAGACGGGTTCATTGTGTAGTTTGATAAAGGCGGGATTTCTGTGCCGTCTACGGTCTTCGTAGATGTCCGTTGAAAATCAACGAGGTTATCTGGGTGGACAATAATATTACCTTTGAAGTGTGTGACAAGCTCAGAGCGTAGTCCCTCAAGCGTCATCTGCTTTCCGGCTTTTCTGCTATTAGCAACAAGAATTACTGCCTGATCCATGACGGCTTTTTCGAGAGAAGTACTAAGTCTGAGGTTTTCTCCGAAAAACCACGGATCACCTTTGCCCGCCAAATCTTCAGCGAGTGTGTCCGTCGTCCATGTCAGACCATCTCCAAGTACGACTTTTCTAAAATTTTCTATGTCAATTTTTTCACGGTTTTTATCCGGTATTACACCGCCATTCATTAGAGCCGATAGATCGTCGGGAGCCGTTACCATCGCTTCAATCATATTTGGGTCACTCATGTCTATTC